AGCACCAAAAGTGATAGGCAAGGTTTGTAAAATGTTTTATAGAATACCTATTCATCAAGCATTACCTGGACAATTTTATTCTTTTCAAACTAATTGGGGATACGTTACAGAAAAAGCGAGAATTCTTGACGAAAAAGTTATGAAAAAAAGACTGAAAGATATTCAGAATCTTGTAGAAACCATTGAGAATAAAACTCGTCTTAGATTTTGGGATTGTCATTATTGGAACGTGGGTTATATTAAGCGAAAAAATAAGGCTAAATTAGTTTGTATTGATACTGGGCCTGAGAGTTTTGATCGTGATGCTAATGCTTGGGGATTCAACAGTCCTGGCCCAAAATGCGACTATTGTCATAAGTATCAGTGTCATTGCAGCAACTCTTATTGGTTTGATTAGATGGTGTATTCCTTATTATAAAGGAGAGTTTATTATGTCAAAAGAATTTAACGATATTATTAGAGAAATAAACAAACAAAACAAAGAACTTCACAGCATAGATAATCAAATATCAAAAGAAGTTGTGAGGGAGATTATTGATCTAAAAAAGAGTATTAAAAACATAGAAAATAAAATACGATCTATGGATGATACTCTAGTTAAATTATTTGATATTTTGAATACTATCACAGTTTTTATAGAAGAAGCAGATGAGAATCAGTCAGAATTAGACGATGAAGAAGATTGGACTCCTTATGAGGATCGTAATTTTTCATACAGAAGTGATAGTGAATATGACGATGATGAGGATGAAGAAGATGATTGGAGTAATGGACAGGACGAAAGTTAATGGCTAGTTTAGCATTATTAGTAACTTTGATGCTACTGTTTGTTGTTTTATTAGGACCAGCAACATATCTATTAAGTAAATCAGAATACATACCAAAAGAGATTATATGGATTATGGGATTATTGAGCATAGGAATTGGAATGTATTGGTTTTTCTTACCGGTAAATTTTTTACGATTTTTTGGCCTCCTTACAGCATATTTAGGATGGTTGGCGATACAATCTAAAGAGAAGGGGACTTGACAACCGATACTACTATGGTATGATGTCGGTATCACAGGAACGATTCACAGGATATTTGGAGAAAAACAATGAAGTTGGCAGACCGTGTTATTGAGACTCATAGTGCTGGTGTTCAAAGTGCGTCGGGTTTTACGATTGCTCAGACCAGTAAAATGTTTAAGATTCTGTCTGATTCTCTCTATTCAGACAAGGTGATGGCGGTTATTCGTGAACTGTCTACTAATGCTTACGATAGTCATATTAGTGCTGGTAACAAGAATCCTTTTAAGGTGACGTTGCCTACTGCGGCTAATCCTAATTTTATTGTGCGTGACTATGGTACTGGTCTTAGTCAGAAAGATATGGAGAGCCTGTATACAACTTATGGTGCATCCAATAAGAATGATAGTAATGATTTTGTTGGCTGTCTTGGTCTAGGATCTAAGAGTCCTTTTGCTTATACAAAGAGTTTTACGACCAGTTCTTATTTTAATGGAACCAAGTATACCTACATCGCTGCTATTGATGACAGCGGTGTTCCTACATTGAATCTTTTTAATACTGCCGATACTGATGAGCCTAATGGTCTTGAAATCAGTTTTGCTGTCAAGACTCACGACTTTAGTGAGTTTACAAATAAGGCTATTAGAATTTTCCACTACTTTAAGATGAAACCCATTATTGAAGGTGGTGTTAATCCTAATCTCGTTGACCACAAGTATAGTAACAGGAATATCGTTATTAGTGGTGATGGATGGAGAGTTTGTCTTTTGAATAATGACAACAACTACTTCCCCAGTAATTACCATCGTATTGATAGTGGTATTGTCGCTATCATGGGAAATATCGCCTATCCTGTTCAAGCCAATCAACTTGTTGGTCAAGAAAAGATTGAGCAACCGGATCATATTGCCAAGTGGAATAGAGCGTTTCAGAAAGCAGATATTGATAGTTGGAAGAGTTTTGTGGGAGAAATTATCAATGCTGGTCTTTATCTTGAACTTGATTTTGGTATTGGCGAACTGGAAATGGATGTTTCCCGTGAAGGTTTGCAGTATACTAAGAGCGTAATCAAAACACTTCGTCAAAAGACTCAGGAAATTTATCTTGAGATGAAGGATGAATTTAGTAAGAAGATTGCTAATGCAAAGACTAAAGTTGAGGCTATTTGTTTGTACTATGATATGAATGATTTGGCTGGCGGTTGGGGAGTTGGTGCTACATGGACTGATCCCAACGGAAAGTCTCATAATATCAATAGCGGTAATGATCTTGAATATAAGATCGGTGCTGGTAAGGCTCTGTATGTTTTTAACTACAAGAGTACAGGGTATCGTTCTCGTCACCTTGTCTCTATGACAGATAAGCTTTATCATGAACCTCTTCTTGGCAAGGGTTATTCATACTGGAATTCTACTAAGAAGTCTGGTAAAATGGCTTTCTTTATCTGCGATGTTAAGGGTGAAGAAACGGCGAAGAAGATTATTACTCGATACTGTAATCAGAACGATTGTTTTGCGTATATGCTTCTTGATACAAAGGATTATACCCAAAGCGATAAGGGTTTTGATAAATTGATCGAAGATGTGGGGCAGGCAAATCTGCTTAAGGTTTCTGACTACAAGCATCTTACTCAAAGTTCTGGCCCTAGAAAGAAGGGAATTAGAAATAGTAATGGTGCTGTTAGCGATCAAGATGTATTTTTTATTCATGGTCAGTCTAAGGATTCTGGTAAACTTAGTGTTGAATATAACGACGCTCTTAATCTCAAGACTCTGACAAGCGATGAACTAGATGAATTTAGTGATAGTGATTCTATCATTTATGTTCCTATTCTGCGTTATCAAAGCACACCAGAGTTTCCCAAGATCAATAAGATTACATCACTATTTGATAATGAGAATATTAAGGGACTCTTTGGAGATGTTAAGATTTACGCTATTAAAAGTAACTTTGTAGCAAAAATGACCAGTGAAGGATATAATCTGATTGACTTCAATACTTGGTTCAAGAAGATTTTGTCAACAAAAATTAAGGATTATTTTAACAATACCAATGAGTACAATTCTATTGTTGAATTCTACAAAAAGGAGTTCATCACCAAGGATGACGATAACGGTAATAACTATTATTGGAATCATGGAACATTGGTTAGTCAGTTCTCTTGTCATATGTTGAGTATTTATGGTCTTGATTATAAAAACTATATCAAGAATACTGAATTGTGCAATATTATTGATAGTTTTCTTGTAATGGAATTCTTTGCTGATACGATGCACAGACCAACTTTTGATCTGAAACGATTCTCTCAGACCGAGTATTTTGATCATATTAACTCTTTGCTCAAGGATCGAGGTATTGATAATCTTGATAGTAAAGAACTTAAGAAGAAAAATGTACAGTACAACACTCTTATAAATATTCAACATCAGATGTTTGATCATTCTGATGACGTTGAGACATATACTAAATTGTTTAAGTCTGAGACTAAAGTGACCAAGCATAAGTTGGCTAAGGTGGCAGACTTGAAGAAAATTCTTAAAGTCGAGGTTGACAAGAACCCGATGTTGAAGTATATTATGGGAAGCAACCAGCATAACGGCAATCTTAGAGATTTGGACAGCAAGAATAATCCTATCTCTCAATTTGCTGATTCTTACTACGGTAAGAGAAATACTGCATGGGTTGAGAGTATGGATAGTGACAAGGTTGAGTTGTTTAAGATTCAGTTGAGTAGTCTCATTAAGTAAATTTCACAGGTAACAAAGGAGTTTTAATTATGGCTGTTCCGTTTATGTTCGTTGATGGCAACCTTACGGTTGTTCTGAATAATAAGAGTTATCAGGTTTTGCCGGATCATATTAACTATAAGATGATTCTTGAGGCACTTCCTACTGCAACTGCTGATGAGTTGCTAACAATTGTTGATGTTGAAAAGGCAGTCGCCGCATTTAGTGACGGTCTTGTTGAGATTAAGAATGGACAGGTCACTTATGAGGGTGAGGTTGTTCATGGTAGTATCAGTAAGCGTATTCTGGAGTTTATGAGCAAGGGTCTACCTTTCCAGCCTCTTGTCACATTCCTGAATAATCTTATGGAAAATCCTAGTATGCAGAGTCAGAAGGAACTTTATGATTTCCTTGAGCATGAGCATCTGCCTATTACTGAGGATGGTCATTTCCTTGCATATAAGGCAGTCAGGAATGACTATATGGATAAGTATCGCGGCATTTTCGACAATCATGTTGGAAATGTTTGCGAAATGACACGATCAAAGGTTGATGATGATCGTGGTCGAGGTTGTTCTAATGGACTTCATGCTGGTGCATTGAATTATGTGGCCGGCTATGGCAGTCTTGAGTCTGGCGATAAGATCGTTATTGTTAAGATTAATCCCCGTGATGTTGTGAGTGTTCCTAGTGATTGTAATTTTGAGAAACTTCGCACTTGCCGATATGAAGTTGTCGGAGAGTATCAAGGCGAACTTCTCAAGCCACTCTATTCTGCTAGTCTAGACGCTGGAGTTGATTATGACTCTGATGAGGACGATGAAGAATATGATAATGATTATGATTGGGGATGGAATGACGAGGACGATGAAGATGACGGTGCGTATGCTGAAGATTATGAGGACGATGAAGATTACGACGATTACAACTGATTCTTAAAAAAGAAAGTGGAGTTTGGTGACTAAGATCATAGCCTCTGGTTGGGAAACTCAACAAACGCTATGTGAGAGAGGTTCGATTCCTCTCCCGCTATTTTGCTGATAATGATAGTAATGGGTTTGCTATCCCGGCATGGTTAATTAATCACAGGAATAAAGATTATGTTTAATGGAAATCTTGGTTTTAATCCTTACGACAAGAACACAAATAATGCTTTTGATACCGATCATTGTAAAATGAGAGGACAGTTTATCAGCTCATTTGGTCCCCAACAAATTTATTGCTACAATGGTAATCCTCGTAAAAAGATTAGTAGCATGGCCCATACTGATAACCTAACAATAGCAGTTCATGCTAATTTGAACAATGATTCAGACGTTTACTTTTATGTTAATGGTGGACGAAAGCAGTATGCTATTAACGAAGTACGAGCCTGCTTTGTTGATATTGATGCTGGTCGAGATGCTAATGGTAATTATCTTTCTTCTAAGGAAGTAATGGCTAAAAAGACAGAGTTTCTTCAGAAGATCAACGGCTTCCCTGTTAAACCTAGTTGGGTAGTTGATACTCGCAATGGATATCAAGTCTATTGGGTTCTTGATGGACTAAGTAGAGAGTCTCTTAACAAGACTCGCTGGAATGGTATTCAGAAGAAACTAGTAAATTACTTTGGTGGAGATGCAAGAGCCATCAAGATTAATCAGATTTATCGTGTTCCTTATACTTGGTGGCGTAAGTGCTGGGAGAAAAAGGCTCCTTATTACTCTACTATTCTAAAAGGTTCGTCTGGTCAAACAGTTAATGTTAAGGATTTGATTGAAGCATTAACTGGTCAACCAGCAACAGTTAACATTGTTCCTAATGCAACAAGTGATGCTTGGTTTGAACAGTGGCGTAAAACATACAAGAATTCCGATATCACAGGAATTCCTGTAACAG